CCACATTTAAAAATAAAACAAAAAGAAATTATATCTGAAGAAGCTAATAAATACTTTTATAATTTTTGGGATACAGTGTTTGATCAAAAATCTGGTTATTGGTGGGGAGAAGATACACATTTTTCTAATCTTGCAACACAAGCAGGTTTTAAATTTTATGCTGTAGTTGATGGCGAAACAACACATCACGGAAGCTTTGGATTCACGGGAACTTTATTAGATACTTTTAAAAGAACCGATGAAAAAACCAATTAAAATATACGGACCACCTGGTACAGGTAAAACTTTTAGATTAATTCGTAGAGTTAATGCTTATGTAAGAACAGGTACACCTTATCACAAGATAGGTTACTTTGCTTTTACAAAGAAAGCTGCGAAAGAAGCTAGAAATAGAATTGGTGTAGATGAAAAACAAGTTCCATATTTTCAAACACTTCACGCATTTTGTTTTCACTTATTAAATTTAAATGAAAGCGCTATCATTCAACCACATCACTATGAAGCTTTGGGTAAGAAGTTAAATGTAAGAGTTAACTTTAATGATAAGTATAATGATGAACAGACACATTTCTTAACTTGTAATAATCCTTACTTTCAAATGATACAAAAATCTATTAACAAAGATATACCTCTACGAGAAGAGTTTGATCTTAATGAACATGATAGAAAAGATATAGAGAGTTGGGACACGTTAAATCATATTTATATAAACCTACAGGAATATAAAAAGAAAATGCATCTATTAGATTTTAATGATCTAATTAAAAAAGTTATAAACTCAGGTAAGATTCCTAAACTAAAAGCTATCTTCATTGATGAAGCACAAGACTTGTCTCCATTACAATGGCAACTGTATGATAAGTTAAGAGAGAACTGTGATGATATGTATTTAGCTGGCGATGACGACCAAGCTATATTCGCTTGGGCTGGAGCTGACGTTAACAGATTTATAAAAGAGCCTGCAAATGAACGTGTTTTAAGGTATTCGAGAAGAGTATCAAAAGCAGTGCAAGAACAATCTCAAATAGCAGTGAGTCGTATATCAGGCATCAGGAAACACAAAGAATACCTGCCAAGGGCGCAAGAGGGCTTTGCGTCTCACATCAATAATTTAGGACAAGTAGATCTTACAAAAGGTAAATGGTTAATCTTAACAAGAACTAAAAGCAATTTGTTAGACATAATGAAAGAACTTAAAAGTAAAAATATTTATTATCAAAGTAACAAAGGTAAAAGTTTTAACGTAGGTATTTATAATGGAGCAATGGCTTACACTAAATGGATAAGAGAAGGTAAGCTTGAAGAAAAAGAAATCAATGATGTCAGAGAATATATTCCCAATGGTAATTGGGATCCTGAAAAAAATTGGTATGATATTTTCGTAGCTGATCAGAAAGAAATACTTTACATTCGAAATATAATTTCTGGGGGTGAAAAACTTTATGAAAATGCAAGGATATGGTTATCAACTATTCATGCAATAAAAGGTGGTGAAGAAGATAATGTAATACTCTCTTTACATCAAGGTTCTAAAGTACAGAAAAGTATTCGTCTAAGTGTTGACAAACAAGATGAAGAGCATAGAGTGTGGTACGTGGGTATCACAAGAGCAAGAAATAACTTATACAAACTGAAAGCTAAAAAGAAAATAAAGGAGTATCAACTATGAGTACATTTTTTCACAGACAAATTGAATTTGATGTATTAAGAAAAACACCGAAAGCTGTTTTGATAAAAGTAAATAAAGTTAAAAGCACAAAGTATAATAGAGTATACAAAAAATTTAAAAAGTTTTTAGACCCTGTTGAGATGTGGATACCTAGATCATGGATTAAAAAAGATCGTTCATATTCTTATGTTGGAATGCCAGGTAATATGGAATCATACACTGATAGATTCTGGGTATGGGAAGAAGGATTTCTAAAAAACTTAAAACAATTATATTTAAAAAGGGAGAAAAACTATGACGCATAAAGATATATTCGAAGAATCATTTCCACAATACACACAGGTTGGTGGGAATCATTACACAAAATTTCCTATTCAACCCTATGAGTTTATTTCTAAAAATAATCTCTCGTTCTTTCAGGGCAACGTTATTAAATATGTTTGTCGCTATCAGCGGAAGGGGGGAGCAGAGGATCTTAAAAAAATTGTACACTACTGTCAATTAGAAATGTTAAAAATGAATGATATGAAAAAGAAAAAATAATGCCTAACAGAAATTTTAAAGCAAAAAATATTACAGTAAATAAACATGAGTTTCGTTTAGAAATCTATGGTACTCTAGTTGATTGGGAAATATTTCCACATAGCTATGAGGCAGCTTTATATGCGTTTAGTAATAAAAATAAATTAAATAAATTAGTAGAAAAGAAATATATATTATCAAAATGAAGATACCTAAATACTTAACACAAACCGAATGGGTACAGCCCACAGAATACCCTGATCTAAGAAGTTATGATGAGATATCAATTGACTTAGAAACACGTGATCCAAATTTAAAATCAAAAGGATCTGGCGCAGTTACAGGTAACGGTGAAGTTGTTGGTATTGCTGTCGCTACATTTAATGACAAGTGGTATTTTCCTATAGCTCATGGTGAAGGACCTAACATGAATAGAGCTAAAACTTTAGAATGGTTTAAAGATATTTGTGAATGTCCAGCTACAAAAATATTTCATAACGCAATGTATGACGTATGTTGGATACGTAATTTAGGTATAAAAATCAATGGTTTAATCGTAGATACCATGATTGCATGTTCAGTCTTAGATGAGAATAGATTTGCATATACATTAAATGCATTGTCATGGCATTATCTTAACGAAGGTAAGAATGAAAAAGCTTTGAATGAAGCAGCTAAGTCAAGAGGGCTTGATCCAAAAGCAGAGATGTGGAAATTACCTGCAAGTGAAGTAGGAGCTTATGCTGAAAAAGATGCTGAACTAACTTTTAAACTTTGGCAACATGTAAAAAAATTGTTAGTAGAGGATGATTGTCAAGATATATTTAATCTTGAGACAGATCTGTTTCCTTGTTTAGTCGATATGCGTTTCCTAGGGGTGCGGGTAGACGTGACAAGAGCCAATCAATTAAAAAAAGAATTAACAACACAAGAAGAAAGATTAATCCACCAAGTAAAAATAGAGACAGGAGTAGAAACTCAAATATGGGCTGCACGTAGTATTCAAAAAGTCTTTGAACATTTGAAACTACCTTTTGAAAAAACTGTAAAAACTGGTGCACCTTCATTTACAAAAAATTTCCTTTCTAATCATGAGCATCCTGTAATTAAAATGATAGCAGAAGCTAGAAAAATAAACAAGGTTAATACAACATTCATTGATACAATTTTAAGACACGAACATAATGGTAGAATTCATGCAGAGATAAATCAAATTAGATCTGATGATGGAGGCACAGTTACAGGTAGGTTTAGTTATTCTAATCCTAACCTACAACAAATTCCAGCTAAGGATCCAAACACAGGACCTTTGATAAGAAGTTTATTTTTACCTGAAGAAGGTTGCAAGTGGGGTACGTTTGACTACTCGCAACAGGAACCAAGATTAGTTACAGAGTATGCATTAAGATTTGGATTAGCTTCAGTTAATAAAATTGCTGATGCATATGACACTGATCCAAAAGCAGACTTTCACCAGACTGTTGCTGACATGGCTAAAATTCCAAGAGGTCAAGCTAAAGTAATTAACTTAGGTTTGTTTTATGGAATGGGTAAAGCTAAACTAGAAGCAGAACTTGGTGTATCTAAAGACAAAGCTAAAGAATTATTTGATACCTATCATGGTAAAGTTCCATTTGTAAAACAATTAACAAATCAATTAATGAGTGCTGCTCAAGATCAAGGTAGAATTAAAACTATCTTAAATAGAAAATGTAGGTTTCCAAAATACGAACCTATACTCAAAGGTAGTAATTGGGGCACATTTGTCCCTGCGCAAGATCATGAAAGAATGTTAGAACTTCAAGCTATGGGGCCACATGAATTAGATGACGAAGGAAACATTATTAAAGACAAAGAGGGTAATCCTAAAAAAAACTATTGGCATGAGAATGGTCATCGTAGAGCTTTTACTTACAAAGCATTAAACAAATTAATTCAAGGTAGTGCTGCAGACATGACTAAAAAAGCTATGTTAGAATTATATAAGGAAGGCATCACACCACATATACAGATACACGATGAGCTTGATATATCTATTCCTATTGGAGAAAAGGATAACTCTAAGGACATTATAAAAATAATGGAGACGGCGGTTAAACTACAAATTCCTAATAAGGTTGACTATGAATCAGGACCAAATTGGGGTAACATAAAATGAGGAATAATGTTAATAGTCAATACATATTTAGATAAAAGTAAAATACATGGAATAGGTGTGTTTGCCGATGAATTTATAAAAGAAAAAATTTTAATATCTAAAATTATTCCTGGACTTGATTGTATAGTTGAAAAGGATAACTTAAAAAATTTAGAATACTCTATACAAAAACATTTTAACAATCATGCATATAATTATGACTTAGATTCTAATTTATTAGTGTTAGAATTAGGAAATACAAACTATATAAATCATAGTGATAGCCCTAACATTGACAATGAAGGGTATGCATTAAGAGATATAAACATTGGAGAAGAGTTAACTTGTAATTATAAATTATTTGATAGCTCTTGTGATTACAAAAATGGAGAAATAAAATAATTATGGCTTATTTAAACGCAAACATACCAGTAATAGAGTGTTACGTAAGAGGTAATTTTTTAAGAGATCAAAAAGATTCACACGATAAATATTTTGACTGTTCAATATTTGGTTTTAGTTCTATTCCAAACAGAGTTCCTATGTTTCATTTCTTAATGGAAGATGGTGGTCTATGGTGGCGAGCACCTATATCAGCTTTTTGTACTAAACCTGGTGTAAAAGAACTACCACTTGATGAAATAGTTATGTGGGACAGTTTTAGTTATAATGTAAGTGTTACAACTTTTTATGAATTAGCTGGTGCTACTATGCAATATGTATCTAGACGTAAGGTAAAGCGTAAAGGTAAATATTTATTTACAATTGATTGGTGCGCAGGTGATTTTAATGAGTTAAATTTTGGTTATGCAGAAAAACCTGATCAACATAAGTGTGGCCATGTTCTTGAATTAGAGGATGGAAACTACGCAATACAGCCAAATAATAGACTTAAAATGTTTGATGCATCAATGGGCACAGACCTAAATAAAACCTTGATCAATAGACTAGTTACGAGTAAAATATACTCCGTAGAAAATTCAGCTAAGTGGATTACTGACGAACACGAAGAAGGTAGTTACGATTATAAGCTGAGAAACTTGGAGGATAATGATGATAAGTAAATACAAAGACAAATTTATGTTATGGCAACTACATAACAGAACTGAAATCATAATCGCTGTAGTATCTTTTGTACTTGGCGCAGTAATATTTTAATAAAATGATTAAACAACCACAACCAAAGATGTGTGATCTATGTGGACACATGTTAAGACGTCACGTTCACGAAGGTATTAACAAATGTGCTCACTGTGATTGCAGTTTGAGTCAGGCACCAGGGAACAAATGGTGGGAGAAAATTATTAGTTGGTTGACATAAGGATGCAATATGAATTTAGTAGACCTGTTAAAGAAAAATATAGTAATGGTACCTGTGGTAGCTTCAGTGCTAGTCGGGACATTTACGGGTGTACGTTATATTGTTAATCTAACAGATACTATTA